CAAGCAAAGCAATCACTGAAGCGGCGGGTCTAGTATCTGGGACGCTCCTCTCCAGCAAAACAATGTCACGTCGTATTCGGGGTATCGTGCCATTCGGTAAAAACGACACCGTTGATGTGTTTGCGATGCCTTCTATAGACAACTTGTTCGAGATGGACGACGCTGGTAATTATACGGTGCGTAAAGACATTGAAAGTTACGCAAAACGTAGGAAAGAACTTGAAGAAATCTTACCTCTTGTCCAGCTTGCAGCAGAACGTAGCCAGCTCAACCGATCCCTGTTTGCAGATAGCTTAGGTCTAGATTCTTCTGGTCGAGACAAAAGTGTTATCGACAGAGTAAGTTCTTGGTCAGCATTTATGTTTCATCAGGTAGAGCAGTACAACCGCCAAGTGACAATGCTTGCAGCTTACAAGCTAGAGTTAGCTCGACTTAACGATTCAACAAAAGCTACTAAAGCAGAACAGGCGTTGTCTACAGCAAAGAAGAGAGAACTCGCTGCTCAAAACGCGTTACGCAAAGCGCAGGAACTTAACGGTGGTTCAGTCTTAGAAACTGCTCCTCGGTTCGCGCAGAAGGGTGTTGGTCGAGTTGCTTTGATGTATAAGACGTACGGCATCCAGATGTACTACACGATGATTAAAACAGCGATAGCTGGGTTACGTCGAGAAAATGATCCTAAAGTTAGGAAGGCTGCACTAAAACAGTTAATTGCAGTACATGGCACGGCGTTGTTCTTTGGAGGGGTAGGGGGGTTACCACTCTTCGGTGCATTCACTATGATCGCTAACTTGTTCTTGGATGAGGACGAAGATGATGCAGAGACCATCGTACGTAAGCATATCGGAGAGGGTTGGTATAAGGGTGCCCTAACAGAACTGCTTGACATAGATGTATCGCAACGGGTGGCTCTCACTAACTTGCTATTCCAAGTCAACCGGTACAACCGAAACCCTTCACCGGAAGAGACATTATTTTACTATTTAGGTGGCCCCGCATGGAGTGTTGGTAAGTCGTTTATCCGAGGTACAGGCGAGCTTATCAACGGAGATATGCAACGAGGTATCGAAGCTATGGTACCCGCAGCCGTGCGTAATGCTATGAAGGCAGTACGTTATACGGAAGAAGGTGCCCTGACTCGACGTAAAGATCCTATCCTTGACGATATCACTAGCGGTCAACTTGTCGCGCAGGTGATAGGTTTTGCCCCCGCTGAGTATGCGAGACGGCAAGAAGAGAACCAAGTCTCAAAACGTATTGAGAATACCTTACGCAACAACCGAGGTAAGTTACTCAAGCAATACTACCTTGCTATACGTATGGGAGACTACGAAGGTGCGGCAGAACTCCAAAGAGAAATCATGAAGTTTAACCAACGAGTTGGAGTAAAGTTCCCAAGAGCTGTTATAACTACGGACTCCATACGACGATCAATGCGGTCACACATGAATACGTCTGCCACTATGCACAACGGTATCGCAATAAGTCCGATGTTCCGAACAGCTTTGCAGCAACACCTAGATGATAGCACTCCTATAACGCTAGAAGATTAATCATCCATCCGTAAGTGTTGTTCTTTGTCTATTATCTGCATCACTGATAAGACTAACTGGTCATCACCGGGGTCTAACACGTTTGTGTCACGCAGCTTAACTAGCGTCATCCACGCATACAATAAATCATTCCTTGTAGGTTCCATAAATGCTCCTTGATATAGGAGTTAGGATACCCCCTCCGAAGAGGGGGGCGCTCTAAGAGCAGGAGGATGACAGCACGCTATGTGAGAAGGAGGACGGTCTGTCGGGTTAAATATATCACAGCACCCTCCATATACGAACCCCTAATTTACCATCCTCAACCCTAACTCTGGTTTCTATACGCCAATCCTTTTTAGCGGTTATAACCTTGGCTTGGCGCACTGCTTCAGGGGTATTGATGCAAGGTACGAATATAGATGTACCCACTGACATCGACCCCCAATTTACTATAACCTGAACCCCATCGGGACACAGATCATACGTTCTCAATACTCCCTTCTTCATCATCACCCTCAGAGAACTGAACTACAATCACATCTGTAGGGGGCATGTTTAGCTGGGTGCCCTTACTCAACCGCATCTTCATACGTTTAGCCCCTAGCTTTTCGGTTAGATCGTTTACAAACGCCCCGTAGTTTATTTGCTGTTCCCCGCACCATAACCGCAACGGCTTGGGTACTAGGTATAGCTTCTTGATATCTGTCTCATACCTAGCCACCAACTTGTTTCGGGGTACGGCCTCGGGCAAGATTATGGACTCCATAGTGGTGCCATCTTGCTTGCGTAAGTCACTGGTGCTCTTGATACGCAAAATGTTATCGATGTGCTCGTTTACGTATTCGTTCAACGTCTGCTCGATAGAGACAGCCATGTCCTGTGCTTTGGCTTTGTTCTCTAACAACATCTGTATCGCCCAGTTAGTAAGCTCCGGTATGTCAAACCGGATTAGATCCAGTTCTTTCGCAACGACCGCACCTGCCAGAGTAAGCGTTACATATACCGACCAGAATCGGTTTTCTGAAGATAGCCCTGCTTTCCTGTCAACACGAATCTGTATTTCTTGGATTATCCGCTTAACTTCCTCAAGGTTGTTCATTACATATTGCGCGACGACTGGCCCCGCGTGCCCGTAACACTTACCTAATGCGCGACTGAACTCGTCTGTTTCTTTCTTGCTACTAGAACCTGTAAACATCTTTTCCACACGTACTTCTAGTATGCGCTGTGCTTCGGCATTCGGATTGTCTTTCTTCATGCGGATACGTTCTATGATGCTGGTGTTACCTGTGGTCAATGCCAGAAGACTCCAAGGCTCACCACGTAACCGTTCTGCATTACCTCCACTGACCAACCGCCCCCTCTGCTTACCAGTGGTGAACTGTAGGGCTAACGTGCTTAACGCTTTACTCTCAGCATTAGTCAACTCGTCGATCAACAAAGGTAGGTTGTGCAATACCTCAGACCGATTCATCTTGGTGTTATGCGTATCCTGTTCATTGATAACTAGTTCTGCTGGGTCACCCCATATCGATGCAGCGGCCTTCATAGCAGTCGTCTTACCTAGCCCTGACTCCTTACTGTAAAGGTGCAATGCTGCACACGCTATGTCGTCGATGAATTGCATGAGGATAGAACCGAACCCAGCGCAGGTTGCAAACTGGTGTAGTTCAAATCCCGGTTTGTTGTAGAAATCAATTATCTCCCGCCACTCATCCAAAGTACCCTGCCGTTCAAATGCGGGGAACATACCTATAGTGGACTTAGAAGGTGGGTTAAACACCACCTCATCTTTAAGGATCATTTGGTTACCCAATACAAATCCTGTAGCCTCGTCATCGATCCAACCAAATTGTCTATATGCTTTATCTGCCACTTCCTTCTCCTGTAACTCGTTTACCCACGTTGTTATGTACTCCATTAGTTTGTCTACCTTTGAGATAGCTACCCCTTGCATGGACATACTTTTCCTCAGCTCTTCCCTAGACGTAACTGCCGTTAAAGGTAGAGTGAACTCCCGCACGCCATCCCTAGGTAGGTGTAGGCGTACCACTACAGATTCACCCAACTCCAAATCCACTATGCGTTTAACAACATAGATATCGTTGTGGTAAATCCGTTCTTCGTTTTCGTTCCCTTCCGAATCCTGCGACCGTATATAAACTCCACCGTTAGTACCCCTGATATATGGGAATGGATACTTGGGTATAACGAAAGTGTTGATTGGTGCGTTAGGTAGGTCTAAAGCGGGTGCTTCGACCGTATTTTCTTCTTCTGTAGCCTCCTTCACACGCTTACCGATATGCAAAGGTGATCTATATTTGCCCCTATTGGGACACTGTAAACACGTTTCTGGTAGAATCTCCTCGAATCTAGCGCATGTGTAACGTTTGTCAGACGTTAAATTATCCCATTTCGCATCGGTCTCCTCGGGATCATATCCATCGTATCGCTCTGATAACTTGTGTGCTTTCTCTCTTGTCCCATCACTACATGCTTTCAATATCGATAACACACCTCGCCATATAGGTTCCGATACTTCGTTAGGGTTAGTGAATGCGTTGGCTATGTGTGCACACCCTTCCCCTTGGCTAGTCTTGCGTAAGATATCTTTGAACCGGTACTCGCGGTTCGATAACGCTGCGTTCATCACTGCGTTCGCCCCATCAAGTTTCTTTGTGGGAACTGGTATCGGATCATTTCCGAGCAATCTCGAAAATAAATCAAAGTCAACAAGGGTGGGTAAGTGGGTGCCTACGAAGTCTACTTCTGCTGGGACTTCGGGTTTGTAATTGTGGGTTGTGGGTACACGCAGTACCCGTGCTGCATCCGCCGTGACTGCGGGGTCAGCGAGAAAGTTGTTATCTGCACATAGTTGCTTGAGCTTTAGTGCTACTGGCAACCAATCATCGGTAGGTACTGCTTCTGACAGCACCCAGTATACGTGGATACCTCGACCTGAATTAACCATCAAAGGACGTGGTAGTTTAAACTGTTTACAAAACGCTTTTAGCTGAGAAATCGCTTCTGTCTGTGATACAAAATCTTTCGATGGGCCACAATCTAAATCAAGAAAAAATGATTTTAAATGCTGAACGTTGTCTACCTTACGTGAATTAGCTTCCTTAAAACTAGCCAACGCAAAATAAACATCGTAACCCTTAGCATCAAAGTCTTGCGCTGCGTCAATTAAATCATCCACTGATCCAAAAAACTGTTGACTCCTTCTATCCGCAGACGTGTTAGATGCAAAAACACAATACGACCCACTCTCTGGTAGCGCCTCCTTTAAAAATATTGCTGTTTCCATAAGATAGATCCGAAAGACACCACGGCAGGGGCATGGTTACGCCCTCTTCGACTAGTCTAGCCGTGGGTATTGTTGAATGAATGGGCTTCTTCTTGTTGAAGCCCAAATTAACTAGGACTAGTCGTCCCAAGCATCAACAAGGTCACTCAGATCTTCTTTCTCTTTTGGTGCAGCAGTTTTCACCTTAGCTGCTTTCTTCTTTGGCTCTTCAACGGGTAACTCAATGACGTTATCTACCTCCGAACTACTTTCGGTTTCGACCTCAAAGAACGGGCTTTCATCATCGTCCGAGATTTCGTCGGCGCTGAACCCATCGACTGAATCAAACGGTGATGCCACCTGTAGGGGTATGTACTTGGTTACCTGTACCGCTCGTAGACGTAAAGACACACCCGCATTTGCCATGCTGTAAGGCACAAGCACAACGGCTAGGTTGACAGTGCTTCCAGTAGTTAGTTGAAAGTCGTCTGGTAGCTCTTTGTTCTTTGCGTCGTACTGTTTTGGTTTGCTGGTAGCATCTTTACCGTAGGCACCTTTAAGTTTTGCCTTACCGATATACATACCTTCATCATCTTTAGTGAACGGTACGGGGAACTTTTCAGGCCATTTCGATTCACGCTTCTCTTTGTAGACCGAAGCCATCGCTGACATCAACTCTTTAGCTTGCGTTTCATTCATCTTGAAAGACATTTCGTATGCAGCTCCGTCGTCCAGTACATCACAAGGAACGCTACGGTTCTCACTACTGTCAAACTTGTATGTCTTATTGATACGTGGGTAAAGTGCTTCTACACCTTTTATCTTATAGTTCATGTATGTTTCTCCAAACATCTAGTCATTAAAAATAAAACCGTCTTCCTCGGAAAATGGCGATGCACCCACGTCCTCCACTGGCACTACGTTCAAAGTAATTGCTTTCGTAGTATCTGGATGTTCCATCATTTTCTGTACGGCTTCGTACTCCTGCTCTTCTATTGGACGCATAGGTCTGAAGAAGAGTTTTGGTATGTCGCTACTAGGGTCAAAAAAGATCTTAGTTATCACAGCGACTATTGGAGTGTTTTGTGCCTCTAAGTACCTAGCATAGGCTTGTAGTGGCATATTCACCCCAATCGCGTCCCCAAATATAGAAGCCGAAGATAGTTGTAGTTGATAAACTGTTTCCAAATCATCTTCCGTAACTACGGCTAACCGCTGTACAAACTTACATGCACGGCTTTGCCCTCGCCCTGACCCCTTTATATTGTTGACACAATCTAAGCAACGCCCCGCTTGTCTTTGTTCTGCTGGAACATCGGTAGCAGGAGTATCTGTATCTGAAGACCAACAAGTAGGTAAAGCAACCTTGTTAGGGTCATAAGCATCCGCGTAAAAAATACGGGACATATAGGCTACACCAACTACGATGACGTTTACAGAATCTTCTACTATTTCTGGCAGACCCTCGAACCGACGGTTGCGTACACTAATTCTTTTCACTGCCTCACCTATCAATAGTCTTCGTCAGTTTCTAATTGTGGGACAGGTTCTTCATCACCACTTATATCACCCCATGTAGCGGGGTCACCTCCTTCACTTTGTGACGCGGTTAATGCCTCAGTGATAGCGGCTAGGTTAAACCTATAGGTCGAACCAATATGTATATAAGTGCTTTTAGGGATAATCCCTGCTTTTAGCCAGCCACGTATGGTGGCTTGGTTTACCTTAAAATGTTCTGCAACATCTGCGATAGGGACAAAGGGGCTACTCATTTTTTGTTTCTCCTGACAGAGATAGTGTATGTTGAATCCGAGTTCAGACCTTTCGGTAATTTGTCGGGGTTTTCCTCTAAGTACTCGCGCACGTTCTTTTGGTTAAGTCGTTTGTCAAAGAACTCTGGCACCTCGTTTTCGAGTACAAACTCGTACATGGACTCCCAATCATTCGTCCAGTAACTCTGTCTGACTGAGCGATAAAACAAACCTTCTGATGTCCTAACACTGTCCACGTTGTGTTCTTTACAGTGTTCAAGTAGTGCTTGTTTAATCCGGTCACGTTCATTTGTCAGAGCACCGTACTCTTCATCAAACGCTTTTTTCAATTCAGTGCGCTTGGCAGTTATCTTTAAATAAACTTTAGTCAGTTTCTCTAAGGATAGGGTACTACCTTCACTCATTTCGATCTCCTTCACTTATCGAACTGTTGAATATAGTGTACTTAGATTGATTACGCA